TCATAGGAACCACGTATAATGGATCTGCAGCACTAAATGGTGCTGTAGGTAAAACATTCCGTGTTCCTGATCTAAGAGGTAGATTTGCCCTGGGTAGACACAACATGGACAACAACATTACCGTACCAAACGATGTAGGAGGGTTTGTTGACAATGGTGGTGGTTCACCGGTTCCGTCAAGAATATCAGGAACTGAACCAGAAACACTAGCGGCTTCGAGTGGAGCAAGTTCTGTTAATCTTAATCTTACTAATCTTCCAGAACATTCTCACAATCTCGTAGCAGACGGAGAACAGTTTTATGGAGTGAGAGTAGACACTGCTCCAACGGTTAGTTCAGTGTCAGGAAGAGGACCTAACAACCCAGGTGAAGCGCAGTATTTGCCAGACACGGGTGGAGTCAAGGTTCCTACAGGAACAACTCTAGGTTCTCCTGTTGGTATTATGAATCCATACTTAACAATAAATTATATTATTAGATCAGGTCCGCCTGCATTTACAACGACATAGGAACAGGTAATGGCATATCAAGTTAACAAAACAGACGGAACAATTGTAGCAACTGTAGCAGATGGTCAAATAGATACCCTTTCTACTGATCTTACACTAATTGGAAAAAACTATAGCGGATTTGGTGAAGCACTTAATGAAAACTTTATTAAGTTGCTTGAAAACTTTTCAAATACCACCCAACCTACAAATCCTATCAAGGGTCAAATTTGGTTTGATGGAACTGAAAATAAATTAAAAGTTTATAGTGGAACGGCATTTGTGCCAGTAAGTTCTGCAACAATTTCAAACACGCAACCTACAACACTAGGTGTTGGTGACTTATGGTTTAACGACACACAAAAACAATTATATTTCTTTGATGGCAGTGATACTATTCTTTTAGGACCCGACTATTCTGAATTGCAAGGATTGAGCGGGTTTACCGTTTTAAGCATACTTGATTCTCTAAACCAAACTCGAGTGATTACAACTTTACACAACAACGGAATACTGCTTGGAATTTTTTCAAAAGATTCATTTACACCTAAAAACGCAATTGAAGGATACACAGGTAGCATAGAACCAGGTTTTAATCAAGGTGATCTTGCTGGCATGAAGTTTGACGTTACAGCAACTAACTCAGAAAAGTTAGGAGCAATTGATGCAACTACCTATGCAAGACGAGACACATCGAATCAGTTTGCTGGGCAAATAAGAGTTAATTCAGATTTAGGAATGGTTTTCGGAGCAGGTGACCAAGGTAACCTAACGGTTGACTCCAATGGTAACTTGTTCTTTTCAAACACAGCATCCGGTAAGTCAATAAGCATAAGTGTAAGAAAGGGTATCGTTCAAGAAGAAGCATTCAAGGTTGATTCCGAAGATAGAAAATTAAGTTTCTACGAAAGTTTTTTAGACAGTGAGTCGGTATTCGGCGGCGACGTTGAGATCAAGGGTAATACCACGATCAGAGGACAGTTAACGATTGAAGATGGAGACATCCTAAGCCTTAATACACAAAATTTAGTTGTAGAAAACAAACAGATAGAATTAGCAAATACGGGAGACACAGCAACTAACTCGGACGATGTTGCAGATGGTGGCGGAATTGTGTTGAAAGGACCCGCAGGAAACATTGATCATGTGCTCCTCTGGTCAAAAGCAGGATTAGCATCATCAGCAAGAACGCCAACTCTTGCCGCACAGGCATGGACATCATCGGAGCACATCAACCTTGCTACAGGAAAAGCGTTTAAGATTGATGGTGTTACAGTATTGGATGGAACAAGTTTAGGAGCAGGAATCACAAGCATTCCAGGAGTTACGTCCTTTGGTACACAGAACGTTGTTAACATTGGTAACGCACCTCCAACTGCGGATTTCAAACTAGAAACTGACAGTGGTAGTGGACTACCTAGGATTACCACACTGATATCCAACAGTGATCTAGAAATAGCACCAGACGGTACGGGAAATGTTGCACTGATAGGATCGCCCAAGATTACGGGACTGGCTGATCCTACCGATGCACAGGATGCCGCAAGTAAGGAATATGTTGATGAAACCGTAGAAACTAGAAATTTAGCATTTTCAATGGATCTAACTGATGGTAAACCAAACAGTTACATAGCGGGAACGATACTGGCACAACTTGCTCCTGCAGCAGAATATAGAAACGGTACACAGGCAAGAATACTCTGTACGGTACTATCAAATTCAACAACCAGTTTAGAAATTAACCCACTAAGAAGTGAAACAACGGTTGAGTTCAATGCAACCGCAGGAGGTTCAGCCTTTGGTTTAACCAATCTTGCGTTCAGCACGGCATCACTACCGGCACCAACGATTACCACAGTAAGGGTCATCAAGATATTCCAGTTGGCAGCCGGTGCCTGGACTTTTGTTTCTGAAGTGGCACTACCATAGGATGATTAGGAGCGCAATATGGCATACGTAATTAATAGGAGTGATGGAACGGCGTTTACCACGCTACAGGATTCTACCATTGATACAACATCAAGCCTCACGCTTGTAGGAAGAAACTACATTGGTTATGGTGAAATCCAGAATGAAAATTTCCTATTCCTTTTAGAAAATTTTGCAAATACGACTGCTCCAACCACTCCAATAAGTGGACAATTATGGTTTGATACGAATTCCAATGTGCTCAAGGCCTATGATGGAGACAAGTGGGTTGAAGTTGGATCAGCAGCCATATCAACGAGCCCTCCGGAAAATCCTCCAGTTGGAGCCTTTTGGTTCAAGAGTGGAGCAAACACACTCCATACATGGAATGGATCCAGTTGGGTATTCATAGGTCCGGAAACGGCAGAAGGTTTCGGACTTACTAGAGCAAGAAGCACCACGCTTTTTGCCGATACGGGAACCGAGTACCCCGTAATCCTAATAACAGTTTCTGACATAGTAATCGGAATAGTTTCATCCAATCCGTTTACCATTAACACAAGCAATTCAATTGCCGGTTTCAGCACGCTTGATGCTGGCATTACATTAAACTCTAGTGTTTTTGTTAATGGTAACCTAAGAGGTAATGCATCAACGGCAACGGCACTTGATAACATAAGATTAATTAACGGTGTTGGATTTGATGGAACACGAGATATCACAATTAAATCAAGCACCACAAACAATCATCAAGCAGGTGACTATATCATCGGTAATGACTTTGACGGTAGTTCAACAGTAGAATGGTCAATTGATGCATCATCTGCAAACCAAATTGGTAAGATAGTCGTAAGAGATAGTGGTGGTGATTTTTCAGCAGGCACAATAACAGCAAACCTAACTGGAGACGTAACGGGTAACGTTACAGCCAATTCAGGTACGAGTAGATTTGATGTGGTGGAAGCGAATAGATTCGTTGGACAGACGCTGACTGGAAATGCGTTTAGTGCAACAAAATTAAGAACTGCCCGAGACATAAACGGTGTACCATTTGATGGACAGAGTGATATTACCATAACTGCAAGTGCAAGAACGCTTACTGACACAGCATTGGCAGCAAACATTGTTAGTTCACAGTTGGAAAGCGTTGGGGTTCTTAATAAACTAGATGTTAATGGAACAATAACAGTAAGCAGCAATCACACAATTGCAGCAAGTGGTAGTGGATCAACAATTACATCAGCTCGTTTAATGAGACTGGTTGCGGATGATGGAACGGACACATCGGTGGTGGATTTAATTTCTCCAGATGTCTCAGTTGCAGCAGGCTATGGCGCCAAGGGTGCAATCATTCCAAACGTTGATCAGGATGTGGACCTAGGTAAGAGTGCCAGAAAATTTGATAATGTTCACGCAAATACATTCAATGGTGATCTAGTAGGAAATGCTGATACGGCCACCCTTGCAACAACCGCTACAAATATCGCGGGCGGAGCCGCAGGCTCGATTGCTTACCAGACTGCGTCTGGCGCAACTTCGTTGCTTCCTATCGGAGCAGCCAATCAAGTTTTGAAATCCACCGGAACAACAGTTCAGTGGGGAGCACCTAGTCTATCAGAACTAATCCCTGGTAATTACATCACAGGTAACAACTACGATGGATTATCTACACGAACATGGGCAGTGGATGCTGATTCAGCAAATACCGCATCGAAGGTAGTTGTAAGAGACTCTAGTGGAAATTTTGCTGCTGGAACGATAACAGCAACACTTTCTGGTAATGCAACCACAGCAACAACTGCTAATCTACTAAGTGGTAGCAGAACCATAAATGGTGTTGTGTTTAATAACAGTGGTAACATTACAATCACAGCAACGGACCCAAATGCTGTTCCTAAGTCCGGTGGAACAATGACAGGCAGATTAACATTATCTGCAAACCCAACAGCAAATTTACATGCAGCAACTAAGCAGTATGTTGATGCAGCAGTTTCGGGTAGCAATATTTTATGGGCAGGTGCCACAACATTATCAAACGTTCAGGCAACATATGCTGGATATCCTACCGGAACCAAGGTTGCATTTTGGGAAGAAAGAAGTTATACAAGACCTGCTAACTCAAACGGTGGTAGTGTTAGTATTTCAGATAGATACAGAAGAGTGGTACAAAAACAGTCAAATGGGTCATGGAGTAATATAGGATAAATATGGATATGAATAGGCAACCAGCACTAGCACAATTCAATAAATTGAACAAAAAGTTTACAACCGTTCTTGGAATGGTTGATGATGTTTCATTGCTTAATCATGATTTGTATCTATATCGAGAAATTGAAATTGACTTTGATAATGAAAATGTCAGAGGCGATTATGACACTTACGAAATTTATGATATAAACGAAAAACCTCTCATGACTGAGGACGGATTAAACACACTTGCTAGAAATAGAATCATAGACAAGTATCCGTTGGAAATACAGTTAAGCATACTAGGAGGTGTTTTAGAAAAAGTTGCAGATGCTAATGCAATAGCATGCGAAGATTTAAAAGAGATGAATGATTTTATCTCTGAAGTAAGACGTGCCAATGGTATTAGAAAAGAATATTTCAAGTCTAATTCTCAGGTTGAATATAAGAGCACCGAAGACATTGACGCTGAGATTGCAGAAAAATATGAAGGTGCGATACAGGAGTATGGTGATGACATACGTGATATCTAACTACTTGGATAAGGACACTGCTATCAAGGCTAGAGAATATGCAGAAAGCCTTGAAGAACCAAGATGGATAAGACGATCAAAATTAACTCCTCCAAGACAGATAGACAATTCATCCTGTGCTTATGATTTCTGTGGGCATTCTCAGATGCCCGAACACGTTGTGGAATTTTTAAAATCAATAGCCCCACACTTTGAAGAACATAGGCTAGCAGAGATAGCAATAAATAGATACAACATAGGTGATTACCTAGGAAAACACAGAGATTTTGATTATTATAGGAAAAATCTTGTTATTTCCTTACAGGACGGAAATGATGGTGTTGCTATAGATGATGATAATCAATTTATACAGGACTCAATGGGCAAGGGAATCTGCATTGATGGCATAGGACCAGTACACAGTGTTGCTCCTGTTAACAACAAAAGATATTCATTGGTATATCTTTACGAGTAGGAAATTATGTATACACAAAAAGAAACATTAAGTTCGGAAAATTTAACAGCATGGGACAATCTAAAGTCTGCTGTGACATTTAAAGAAAACAGCACTAGATTAGGAGCAAATAAATTTGACAAATTAAGTGTATACAAGTTTTCAAAATGGAAGGATTGGTCCAGAGATCAGAGGGCTAATTTTAAGTCCTGCTTTACTTCGAGTGATATAGATAAGAGTGTAATAGGATGGTTTTTGAGTTTTCCTGCAAATACAGGATTTTTAGACACAATGAATGCATGGCAGGATGCAAAAGCATCAGGAACTATTTTAGCATACAGTTTGACTGAAAATAATAAGATTATTATCAGCGGTGCTGAAGTTACTCTAAATAGAGGCGAAGGCATAGAATTTTCGCTAATAAATGAGCATTCAGTAAGCATTTCGGCGTCTGAACGCAATTGGGCGTGTTTGATGCTGATGAAGTAAAACGATAAATACAAGTGAACTAGGAAAAAAGCACAATGGCATACCAAGTAGATAAATTTAATGGAACTTTTTTAACATCCGTAGCGGATGGAACTATTGACACGACCACTGATTTAAGATTTGTTGGTAAAAACTATGCTGGATATGGTGAAGTTCAGAATGAAAATTTTCTACATCTTCTTGAAAATTTTGCCAATACTACTGCACCACCCAAGGCAGTAGAAGGACAGATTTGGTATGATAGTGGCAACAAAAAATTAAAATTTTATGATGGCGCAAAATTTAAGGCGGCATCCGGAGCAGAAACTAGTGCAACCGCACCAGGTGGTTTAGGCATAGGAGATTTTTGGTGGGATACTTCAGCCAAGCAGATGTATGCTTGGGACGGAGGAGCATTTGTTCTCATAGGTCCAGAAGCATCACCGGATCTTGGAGTGAGTGGTGTCGTAGCACAGGTTGTCAAGGACACTGGAAATGCTAACCATTCAATTCTAAAAGTATTAGCAGGTGGCAAGACTGTAGCAATTGCTTCACAAACAGCATTCGCTCTTAACAGTTCTGTAAATCCTATCGATGATTTTACTAATATTAAGAAAGGACTTACACTTGCAAATACAGATTCAAACGGTATAAGCTCAGATGATTACGTTTATTGGGGAACATCATCCAACTCTTTAAGGCTTGGAGGATTGCTAGCCAGTGACTATATCACAAAGGGTACCGTTGAATTTTCAAGCACAGTATTCTATGACGATCCTGGTTTAAAAATTGGGGATCAAAGAGACCTACACATTTTTATTAACAGTGCTGATGAGCCTAGAATAAACAGTCTACTAGGAAATCCTTTGGACTTGGTTATTACTGATGGCGGTATTGATTACAAGACTGCACAGGTTACACTTAGTTCATTGCGTCCAGGCACAGGTGGAAATTTTGATTTAGGAGAAGCCAGTTATAAATGGAAGGATGTACATGCACAAAACGTCATCTCTAATGTAACGGGTAATGTAACAGGTAACGTAACGGGTAATGTAACAGGAAATGTATTAGCAGTAGATACCCAGGTAATGATTGATGCAACCACAAAAGAAATAGGCTATACAGGTGCAACACTCAAGGGAACACTAATTGGAAACGTGAGCGGTAACGTTACTGGAACGGCATCAAATTCTAATAATCTTAACAATATTCCACCGTCAATTACGGTTCCAAGTCCATTAGCCCCTAGCATACCAATCAGAGATTCTAATGGAGATATTACTGCAAATCAATTCAAGGGAACTGCTGATGAAGCAGATAAATTAGATGTTGACGGAACATACAGAGTTGCAGATACTGATCCTGTTGCAAGCACCATAGCAGCAAGAGACAGTTCAGGAAATTTGGAAGCCGTTCTATTTGAAGGAACAGCAACATCCGCAAGATATGCTGACTTGGCAGAAAAATATCTAACAGATAAAAATTATGAACCGGGCACGGTTGTGTCGGTTGGCGGCGCCCAGGAAGTTACAATGTCCAAGGAAGGTGATAGAGCACTTGGAGTTGTTTCACAACAACCAGCATACATGATGAATGCACATCTTGCAGGCGGACAATTTATTGCCCTTAAGGGAAGACTGCAGGCTTTTGTGATAGGAAAAGTAAACAAGGGCGATAGGCTTGTGGCAACAGAAAATGGACACGCAAGAGTTTCTAAAAGTTCAGCGGATGTGTTTGGAATTGCCTTAGAATCAAGCAACGTAGAAGCAGTTAAAAAGATTGAAGTGGTAGTACTATAATGGCAGATATCAAAGCCAGTGACATAAACACAATCAGGCAAAAAGTTACTGATGTGTTAGGTCCGGGCGCAACTACTTTTGGTTATGGGCAAACAGTTTATAGCTCACCAACAACATCAGGAACAATAATTCAAAAGACACAATGGGATGCCGTAAGGTATGACATTGTAAATACCTACATACACCAAACGGGTAATATTCCCAGTGCCATTACCGTAAGCACACAAGACACAATTACTGATGATGCTAGTGGCGCCTATAAAAATTATGACTATTTTGGCGACGTGCTAAGGAATAATAGATTTGATGTATCAACAGGACAGTTTGCTATTTCAGCAATAGACACAAAGACTACGAGTTCTAATTGGAATACGAATGCATCAGCAGAACTAACAGTCAATTTTGCAGATGCCGATGAAGGCAGATACTTCTTCAATTCAGGCGGAGCCATAAGAATTAGTTCAACACTTACTGGTGGTACAAGTTCACAAGCCAATGCTTGGACAAATCTACTAGCAACTGTAGGAGAACAGGATTTTGTTGGCGATTTAATTGCTGCCAATGGGTATTATACTCTCACAAACACATACCAAACTTATTTTTCTAGGGCTGCCAGCACGCCCTATAGTGCTAACTTATACCAATTAAGAGCAAAGTGTGACGTTGCCGACAACAGTGCAGGCACAGCACAGCAGGTTACTATTAAGATTGAACTGAGTGACAGTTATGTTGATCCAGGAGCGCCTGCTCCGGGTGATTTGGTGGATGGAACGCTTACCATAGTAGCAGAAGAACTAAAAGCAACAGGAACACTACAGCCAACTGGTGATCCGTTCACGGTTGCAGGACCAAATAGTTACTCTATGTCAGCAATTAGTCTCACTTAATAAAGTACCGATAAATACTTGTGAGGTAAAATATGGCAGGTGTTAACCAAAAAATTGATAAAGATGACTATAACGCTATTCAAGCAATAGTGGAAAATGTCTTAGGTGTTGGGTCTGGAACATTTGGTTACGGGCAGCCAGTGCTTAGTGCACCTGTTACAATTTCCGATTCTGTTACAGTAAATGAATACGCTGCCTTGAGATTTGATATTGTAAATGCATACAAGCATCTTTATAATACATTACCACCTGATGTTGACGCACAAACAATTGGCGGCAAGGTAAGATATGATGCATCACCTCCAAACGCAGCACCAGTAAACTATTGGTTATCTGTTGCTAACAGCATAAACACAAATAGGCAATCTCTTGCAGTAAGTGGTCAGCGTGTTTCTGTCAACCATGGAACACAAAATTTTTCTAGTGCATGGGGTTCTTCAGCACCAGTTGGATCCACTCCACAATTAAGTTGTCAGGTAGATGTAGAATGGCCAACCAGCGAAGAGGCAAGACATTTTTTTAACACAGGAAGTTCACTTCAATTTACAAGTTCAAGAACAGGCGGAAGCACAACAGCACAGAATACTTCGTGGACCAATTTGTTAAGCACAGCAGGTACTAGAATATTTTCGGGCATCACTCCAGGAACAGGAACGTCTCCGAGCAATGGACAGAATTGGTTTAGGGCAAGGAACACGGCAGACATTTGGAGCTCTGTAACAGCATCCAGCCCCTATGCATTGAATGAATGGAATATCACAGTGCAAACCAATGATAGTCCTGTTGTATCAAATAACAGTACAGGATCCAGCAGAAAATTAAGGTTCTTTGTGTATTGGAATGACAATCACTTTCCACTAGGTGGTGATTCACAAACTGGAACGCCAATCCAGCCGGGAGGTTATGGACCAGACACAGTTGATGGAACCATATCACTCACAGTCCAAACTGTTAAGGCTTCGGGCGTTTTGGAACCAACCGGCTCGGGTAACTTTGAAGTAACAACACCAACTGTCACTGTTGGTGCAATTACAAACTAAAATTTTCCTACCCCACTAGACCCTCGATAAATAATATGCTACTATAATTAATAGGAGGTATTATGCAGGAACAATTGGACAAGGCACTTGAATTTGCCAATTATAGGCAGTCCTTTGCCATTCAAAGAAAAACACTCAAGGAAAAGGTAGACGCAAAATTAACCTATGGCTTTAACGGTGGAATATTTAAAATTGACAGAAGCCTACTAAATTTTGTCGAAATGCTAATAGCCAAAGGAAGAACGGAAAATGTTGTTCTTTTGGATGTAAATGATAATCCAATATCGATTGAAAATTTAGAATCATTTCGTGATGAAGTATTTGATAGATACTTTACTGCTACTTTCGAGTATCTTGAGGAATATCAAAAAATTAAAAAGGCAAGATCCGTAGAAACTCTCTTGGAGGTTTAGCATGAGCAAGGGTATTGTATTATTTGCTCACAACAACCGCCAGATTGATTATGTCCGCATGGCTATACTAGCCGCTAAACTAGCAAATAAAAATCTTGATGTTCCTGTTTCGCTTGTAACGGATCCTTCCACGATTGATTGGGCGAAGGAATCAGGTATAGAAAAAATAATGGGTGATACTTTTGATAAAATTATTATTACTCAACGTCCAGCAGAAGGTTCGAAGATAAAGAATTATTTTGACGGTAACAATAGAACTCCTGCTCCTTTCATTAACGGCAACAGATTTAGCGTTTGGGATCATACTCCTTATGATAGGACTCTGATGATAGACACGGATTATCTTACTCTAACAAACAATCTTTCCGACTACTGGGATGCTGATGAGGATTTATTGATAAGTCCAAGATATAATGACATACAGGGTAAGGAAAGAACTGGCTATCTTGATACTCATATTTCTGAAACAGGAATTGAAATGTTATGGGCCACCACAGTGATGTTTACTAAAAATGAAACCACAAAAGTATTTTTTGATTTAGTTGAGCACATAAAAACAAAATACAAGATGTATAGTGATGTTTACAGATTCAATCCTCTCCTATTTAGAAATGATATAGCGTTTAGCATAGCCAAACACATTATGAATGGTTATCAAAATATTGATGAGTATGCCCTTCCTGATATATTTTCAACTGCCGACAGAGACATACTGGTTGATGTAAAGGACGGTAAATTAAAATTCCTTATAGCACAGAACAATGGTGACAATTATGTTGCAACTAGTGTTGCAAACAAGGATGTTCATGTAATGAATAAATTCAGCATAATGAGAAATTATGACAAATTAATGGAGTTGGCACAATGACGTTTGGATATTTAATAGTTGTGAGCGACAAACAGGATACTGATTATGCAAAACTGGCTTATGCACTTGCCCTAAGCATAAAGAACACACAAAGGGAAGGATATGACAAGGTAGCACTTGTAATCAATGACAAGAATAGAATTAAAAACTTTAATTCAACTTGGGTGTTTGATGAAATAATAGAATGGGATGGTGCTGAACATTGGGATGGTAGATCCTACATGGATGTCCTTACTCCATGGGATGCCACAGTATGTTTGGATGCTGACATGTTGTTCCTAAGAGATTACAGTCACTGGGCTGAATATTTTATTAAAAATAGTGAACTATACATTGCCAACAAATCCTATACCTATAGGGGAGAAGAAGTCACTGGTGACTATTATAGAAAATGTTTCACTGCAAACGAATTACCTAATTTATATTCCTTTTACACATTTTTTGTTAAAAATAGCCACACCGCAAGAGAATTTTTTAATCTGCAGAGAGAAATCATAAAGAAACCTGAATTATATGCAAACAATTTTCTTACAGAATACAAGCCAAAGATTGTCGGTACGGATGAAGCATTCGCATTGGCAAGCAAGATATTAGACATCACTGATGAGATTGCCTATCCATTAGAGTTTCCTAGGGTGATACACATGAAGGGAATGATACAGAATTGGCCCTATGCTGCTGAGGATTGCTACGATCACATAGGATTCTATTTTAATAAGAAAGGTAAATTAAAACTTGGTAACTTTGAACAGAATGATATAGTTCATTATGTTAACAAGGAAAAGGTAACGCTGGAAACAGTAAACATATTGGAGGAAATAGCATGG